AGATAGGGCGTCTACTTGAGATCCATACATGGATGCCTGTGCGTTTTGCATCGTATTATAAATGCTTCCTGCCTGGCCAGACAATTGAACAGGAATTTCAGGATTTGTTGTTGCGTAGAAGTTGAGAGGATTGCCCTGGGTCTGGAACGATCCGGGCATGGTCTGGTTCGCCTGGATGTATCCCTGGAACTGCGCGTTCTGCTGGCCGAGCCTTTGGTTTGCCAGGTTGTAAACAGAAGGGCCACCAGCAACGAATCCGGCCGCGGCTCCAAGTCTGCTCTGCTGGAGATTGTCGCGGAGCAGAATGTCCCGAGCAGCGGCTGCGCCTGTAGTCTCCCCGGAGCCGAGGAACTGCTGTGCAGAGTTGAACCGGGCCAGCTTACGAGCTTCTCCGGCTGCTCCAATCTGAGCTGCTTCCTGCACTGCTGGTCCAAGGCCAAAAACGTTTCCACGCGCGGACTGCGCCGATCGGATCGCCTGTTCGTACCCACGACGCTCTTCCTGTCCGATTGTAGATCCGAGTCTCAACTGGTTGAGTGCTTCCTCCTCAATTGCGCTTCGGAGTTGCTCGGTCTGTGGGGTCGTTGTAGGGCCAACAGGAGCAGTAGCCATTTCACGGTACTGGCGACCAAGTCCAACCGCGGCCTGGTACGACTCAGGATCGATCTGGCGGAGCTGATCACTGGCGCGTTCTTCCGGTAGCTTTGCGTACTCCCGGAACGACGTGATCTGCTTCAATCCTTCTGCATCATTGGCATTAATCGGAGTGAAGTTGTCTACCTGGCTTTGCGCCTCGGTGATTGCCTTCTGAACACTTTCAAGATCTGCATTAAGCTGATCGATCGACGCCTTCGCAACTGCTCGTTGAGGATCTTTGGCTGAGAATTGATCGTAAAGGTCTTGAGCTGTCTTCAGCCTGTTATTGATTCCAACAACCTGAGAATTTCCGTCTGCAACAATTCTGTTGAGCCTGTCCATCTTTGTCTTGTTAAAATCATTAATGATATCTTGGTCGGAAACCTGGAAATTCAGCTTGGTTGAAATGTCCGATCCTGCTCCTTGGTATCCACCTTGGTCGATCCCAAGGCCCTGATCGGTAGTCTGAGTCCTGGCTCCACCCGCGGTGAGCCCGGCAATCTGTTCCGCCAGGCTTCTACCCCTAGCCTCGTTGTTCAAGAATTCGTTTATCTTCGCGTCTACCGAAGCGCTCCCGGCCTTCCTGGCCTCGTTCACGGCATTGATGAAAGAGTCCTGCTCCTTCGACGAGTAAGAATTGAGATATTCGGACAACGACTGAGACTTCGTCCCGGCCCACATTTCGTTCCCGGTTGTTTTCTCCTCGAACTGAATGTCTCCGTTTTTGTCGGTGTAGTACTCTTTGTACGTAATCGTCCCGCGCTTCGGATCACTCTTCTGTGGATTAAAACTTGCTGCCATAATTAAATCTCTCCGGCCTGGTACTTTCTTGTCGTAGTCTTCTTCGCCTCTTCGTTCCTAGCCATGACGTCAGCAATGTTTGTGGTAAAGTCTGGAGCGCCAATCGAAGGAGCTATCCCGGCAGTGTAATTGACAGGAGCAATTCCTCCGCCCATAGCAACGCGAGGATCGACCTCGGAGTATGGAGACTTTCCGTAAGTACGCTCGAACTGGCTCGTCAGTTGCTTGCCCATGCCCTTGTTCAAGGCATATGCTTCCGGGCTATACTCGTACTGCCTACGTAGGGTTTCGAGCGTCCTTTGCGGTCCGTACTGGCGCTCTAATTGCAACCCGGTTTGCACCTGGGCCTGTTGATCTGCCGCTGACAATTGGCGCTCAAGTTGACGCTGTTCCGGCATGTACTTAATCCGAAGAGCATTTTCTAGGGCTGCGATATCCGGGGACTTTTCAATATACGTTTCAAGGGAAGATCTATAAAACAAGGCATTCGCCTGGGCCGATTTCATCGGATCGGGAGGCGGGGGAGGCGAAGGAATAGATGGCGCGCCACCCATTATCGTAGTGCCTTTCTCATAAACTTCATAAAATCATAACTCCTGGGTACCCCGGAACGGTTAAACGTAATACTCTTACGGATGCCAAAACGCTCCAACAGGAGCGACAACAGGCATCTCAAGGAGATAGCACCCTTTGAGGATATCGTCAAGTCTACGAATATGTTGTCTCCGTCCTCATGGTGAACGTAGTGATCCGGCTTTTCTCCATCCCTTAGGCACCTGGCGAGCGCAACCCCGACGATCTCGTCCGAGTCCCGGACTATTCCAACCAGGCCCTGCTTTTCAAACCAGTTAAACCAGTCAGATAGGTTGTGCCACATTCCTTCCGGGACTCCGGACAGCTCGATGTACTCTATCGCCGTCATATCGATCTTTGTAGCTCGATTGTGTCAGGATTGGCGGCCGCGGTTATTTGCCGAATCGCTAGCCTGTTTCCTGTGGCTGCAATCTTTATGTTCAAGAGTCTCCACTTTTCGTACTTTCGCAGATCCCCTGCGTACCTCTTTTTGACGGATTTGGTAAGAACCGCAGGAAGCACAAATGGAATCACAAGGGATGAATTTGAAACGTCAACATTTGACACAAGGCTATTGTATCCAACGTCGACGTCTCTCTGCATCGAGATCGTGACGTCGGTTGCAAATGAGTTGTCGAATATGACCTCGAAGTGGCTCCCATATTTCAGAGAAAACGGATCGCCAAAATTAAAGTCCTTTGTAATCACGTAAGACGGGTACGTTGAGCCAGCATCTTTGTAGTCGTTCAGTGTCGCCGCAGCAGGAGTCTTGTATCCGGCGTATTGCTCAATGACTCCGTTTGTCTTTTTGAACATTGCACGCGATCCTGCGTTGTTAAAGTTTGTGAGAGTAAATTGTAGTACCTGAGGACTCCAGGTTCCCTCGAATGCGTTTAGAGCGGTATTGTATACCAGGATCGTGTTGTTAATGTCGCTCGCCCCGGTTGGGATCGCCAGGAAATATCTGTTGTCGTAATAAATTGCTGTGGCAACGGAGATCGCTCCGGTATTGATGCTTTGGATGACGTCCTTGACAACTTCCGAAATTGGAATTCCAACCGAGCTGAAATCATCTGCAACGGACCGCACGAGCGACCTGATTCCGTTGTCCGACAAAAAAAGGATATCGCTCGCTACCTGGACTGCTGTTGCCCCTGCAACGCACCCGGTGTTATTCGATATGATTGATATAACCCAATCGGCCGCTGACGTGGCGTCCGGAGGAATGTCAACCTGAAATACCCTGCGCTTCTTAAAAACGATTAGCCTGTTTTTATAGTGAGGAACGACCGCGGTGATCTCGTCTCCGTCGTCTCCGTTTACAACGATGCTATTCGCAGAGTCCCAAACGTTTTCGTCAAGAATGTCGGAGGCATAAAGAGTGTTTCTGTACGCACCAGATCCGACCCCAAAAAGCCTATTTTCAGCATTAATAAGAATCTTCAATCCCTGAGGAGGTGGGCTGACAGTTGCTGTTGCAGTTGCCCCTTGCCCATCTCCAATAATTGTTACTTCCGGGGCTTTCGAATATCCAGATCCTCCATCTACAACAACAACAGCAGTTACGGCTCCTCCGGCCACGGTCGTGGTTATCTGAGGTGATGTTCCACCCCAATCGGGACCAGTTACAACGGCTGTCGCCCTTGTGTAGTTGCTCCCGGCTGTTTGGACTGTGATTGCGCGCAGTTTTCCGCCCTGTCTTGTGACCGAAACTCCATCCCAATAGTGCAAGTCTCCGTCTCCATCGGCCAAGAACATCTTGTCCCTAAACTGAGCGAATTGGACTGCAACACTCTGCGAGATGCTGTACCCATCGTTCCATCTTTGTTGTTCGCTTCCAAATGTTCTGGCAACCTGAATCCACGTTTCGTCGGAAGGATGAATGGTTGCTGTCCCATTTGCTCCGATCGTGTAAAACCTTCCGCTCGATACAGTCGTGATTTGCTGATAGTTCGATGTTTCGAAGTAGCGCATTCCGCCGACTGAGTTTGTCCCAGTAGTCGCCCCGGTTGAGAATGTTGTAGTACCGAGCCTTGTCTCCAGGTTTCCCTTTGGCGACAGCGTCATGTTGTACATCTGCTGAACCTGGTTTTCTGCAAGAAGATCAGATTGCAGACCGCTTGCCTGGCCCCCGACAAAGTTCCTGATGCCGTCAAAGGACAGGACGTCGTCTAAATTGTCCTGGAAGTATGGCATAGGTTAAACCGCGATATCTGTGATGCTGTACTCCCCAAGACCGGAAGGAGTGATTACCTTTATTCCGCCAACCTGGCTTATTTCGTACTGCGCCATCTGCGCCAGGTCAGCATTTGCGGTCGACACAACGGCCTGTGCTTTTGCGTACTG